TTCTTGGGCTTCTTTAAAACGTCTAACTGCAATCGGCAAATTAGATCTCACTTCCTTTACGCTATTTGCCGCTGCAGTTTCATCAGTTACACCTGTTTGTTGCATGTAGTCTGCGACAAGCGGAGTTCCATGATCTACTACACTTTGATATCGTGCTTTTTCTAATTTCGATTGATCTTCAATCGTACGCATATTTAGTGGATCGGTAAATGGTATTCTTTTCACTTTTTCCTCTCTTCGTCCTCTACAAGAATATAACATTATGTTTACATGTTCATTTCCAAATTGCGTAAAATCTTTAATAATATGAGACAAGTAGAAATGATTGTAATGATTCTTACCATTTATTTTAACGCTTGCTGGGCCTTTTGACGGGTCTCCGTGATATCTTCCCATTTTGATATTGGGTAGGCTATCTTTCCTATAACCCAATGCTATTAAATCGTCTCTAAACTTTTTATAATTGTCTACATCTGTCATGTTATACTGGGCAATTGTATCACAACAATCTACACCTTCATCAAATTTTACTTTATATTTGTCGACTACTTCTCTTACATCTGGGTCAAGGTTTGAATGACCTACAATAAATATCCCCTTACTAGGATTCCTAAATCCTGAGTCTGACTCTAAATCACTACCAAACGAGAACCTCTGATCGTAAACAAAATTGCGTTTATATGCGTCTGGATCTAATGGTAAATCCTCGTGTAACTTCATTTCAATGTCGCTATCATTTGGACGAAGCTTTTTAATAAGATCAACATTGGGAAACATAGATTCTCCTTGAGGAGGTCTCTCGGTTAAATGCCATTCGACGCTCTTGTCCATATTAGCTATCCAATTCTCTTTATTTCCGAAAAACTCTCCATAATTTGAAAGTAATTTACATGTAAGGCCACACGCAGTTTCCAGATTTGCTCCTCTGTCTACATCGTGTTCGCGTGAATATAACAGAAGTCCCGCATCAGTTGGGTGAAAAATTGTGTGTTGAAGTTCTGGATTTTTATTCATTTCGGGAAAGTCATAACGTGTATACTTTTTAGCTAAATCAGAGAGTTTTAGATCGATCCGTTCTACCCCATGCATAAATATAACGAGATGTATAGTTTTACGTTGATCTAGAGGTTTATCCATTACATTATATTTGGATAAAAAATAATTAATCTCTTTTGTTAAATAACATCTTTTTGATTTTAAAGTAATATAGCTGTATCATCTGGTAGAACTGCGACGCTTAATAGAACGCTTGTTTTTACGTCGTTTTGTTTTTCTTCCCTTACGTCGTTTTCTTTTTCTAGTTCCACCAAGTCCACTGACACTACGTAGTTTGCGAGAAGCATTATCTCCTATTGTATTTATTTCAGAAACCACCTTATCCATTATTTTGCGATTTTCTATATCTTCAACTGCACGGGAAAAATCGTATCCTGCGTCCTTTAATTTTTGTACCGCTAGATCTGGATCCATTATACCTGTTTTTTGCATGAACTTAAACACAAATGGATACCCGTATTCCTCAAAACTTTTATATTGCTGCTTTTCTTCCGCAGATTGTTTCATGATAGAACTCATATTCACTCTATTGGTAAGTGGTATTCTATCAGCCTTTTCCTCTACTCTTCCTCGGCAAGAATATAACATTATGTTTACATGTTCATTTCCAAACTGCGTAAAATCTTTAATGATATGAGACAAATAGATACCATTAAAATGATCAATGCCATTTATTTTAACACATTCTGGTCTTCTTGACGGATCAGAATGAAATCTTGACAAACTAACAAGGGGTAATTCATCAGGCGCAATTCCCGCATTGACTAAATCTAGTCTAAATTGTGTATAAATACCAGTATTTGTCATGTTATATTTGGCAATTGTCTTACTACAAGGTATACCTTCATTAAATTTTACCCTATATTTTTCAACTATTTCTTTTACTGGTGTCTCGAGGTTTGAATGACCTACAATAAATATCCCCATACTTGGATTCATAAAATCATTCGTCGGCTTGGAATCTGAATTAATTCCAAACGTAAACTTTTGATCATAGATAAAATTGCGTTTATATGCTTGCGGCTCCGTTGGTAAATTTTTTAGTAACTCCATTTCAATATCGCTATCAATCGGACGAGCTTTCTCGACAAGATGAACAGGTGGGAGCATAGATTCTCCTTGAGGAGGTCTCTCTGTTAAATGCCATCTGACACTCTGATCCATTGCATTAGTCCAATTAGAATCTTTTTCGAAAAAAGATCCAAAATTTGAAAGCATATTACATGTAAAACCACACGAAGATTCATGAGTTGCTCCTTTCTCAAGATCTTGTTCACGTGCATATGTAAGAAGCCCCACATCACCTGGGTGAAAAATAGTGTGAAAAAGTTCCGGATTTTTATTAATTGACGCGGGGTACTTTTTAGCTAATTCGGAAAGTTTCAGATCAATCCGTTCTATCGAATGCATAAATATACAAAGATGGATTGTTTTACGTTGGTCTAAAGGTTTATCCATTACATTATTATAATATTTAAAATTTTTTACCTTTTGCTAAGCAAGCATTTACGACCTAGGTTGATAACAAGTTAATTTAATAATATAGAATAAGCTACAGATATAAACACAAAACGTAAATACATGTATGTCACAACATGTTGCTCGAATAAGACGGATATTTGAAATATTAATCTCTATAGATTTTACGCGGTTTGATTTAGGTAGGCAGGGTTATTTTTCACGTGAAAGTTCTGATGCAAGAGAAGTTGGATCAACGATAGAGTTATATTGTAGAGAAATACAAAATATTATAAATAGTAATAATCTTGGGTATCCTAATTTATTAGAGGAATTGCAACAAATCTGGAACGAATATCAACCGAGAATGAATATTATACAACAAACCAGACACTATAAAAATTATGACGAATATTTAGATGACAGATACTGGCCCGAATATGATTATCGCACTTTTTGGTTTATCGAAAGTATTCTTAATGAATTTTTAGTGATATCGAGACAAAGTGTAGGTTATTTGAACAATGGATCATACACTGGTTCATCTGGATATACTGGATCATCTGGTTACACTGGATATACTGGATCAGCAGGCTATACTGGATCGTCTGGTTATACTGGTTATAATTCTATAATTCATTCTGATATAATAGAAAATGAAAATATGCAGATCGATGATGATATAGATTATACAGATGCACCATCTGATATGTTGTGTCCGATAACATGTGAAATAATGAAAGATCCTGTTATATGCAGTGATGGTAACACGTACGAGAGGAAGGCAATTGAAAGATGGTTACTCACTAACAACAAGAGTCCCAGCACAAATTTGCCTCTTGTTAACAAAACATTGATTCCAAATGTATTTGCTAAGAGAGTAATTGACTCATACAAAGAGGCAAAGCTTAAAGAGCAGAGGGAATACGATATGTTATAGAACCTATTAACCACCCACAAACAAAAATTAAATTTTTATAATCATATAATTATAAAAATTATTTACAAAACAACCATAGAGTATCTATATTATCATTTGGTCGAGTGTATTCAACTATCATCCTCATTTGCATCTACATCCACAGGATAAATCAGTTTCACACCCTTCCAACCTGTCTGCGTATGCGACCCAAACTTCTTGTCCATATAATCATACAACTCCTGACCCTTCGGCATCTTTCTGTTACGACCCTGCTCCTGCTCAAACCACTCCTTGAACTCATCCATAAGCATCGTCTTCTTGATTCGATCTCCATTAATACCAGTAACCTCAATCTTCTCTGAGACAAACGCTGCAATGTGATCCTGACCCTTCCTGTACTTATTCGAAGCAGCCAGAACAATCTCGCAATCAAGCACAATCCCATCCGTCTCGAATGCGCGCTTCACCAACATACTGGCGAAGATTGGAGCAAGTACTGGCAGCTTCTCCTCCAGCGACTTGTCTTTCAAGAACACATAAGGCGTCTCGTGATTATTCTCCTGACCAGGATCAACGAACTTTGACAAGAAATCACACTTTCGCACACGACGCCAAGTTCCATCATCATTACTATCAATGTCAAACAGGTTGTTCGTGCAGACACACAATTTGAACTGCGGATCGAATACCTCGCTCTCCGAGTATAGCGCACGAGCCTGAAGCGGGTCTCCTCCAGTAAGCTCCTTCATGATACCCTCATTCAACTTGACACCCTTCGAAGGCTCCTGCATTACCGCATAACGAATACCCTTCAACTGCATCACCTCCGACGATGTACCTCCAATTGAATTCCTCTTCTCGGTCACCAATGTAATCGGAACTGTTCCCTTGTAGTCGCCTAGAACCAGAGCCATAAAACTGATCAGCATCGACTTTCCGTTACTACCACTTCCGTGATAAATATTGAATGTCTGATTGCGATTCGTTCCGATGAGTGTTGAAGCCAAATGATCCCACATATACCTGTTCAGGTCAGGAATCGGGAACAACTTCTCCATGAAACCCACCACATCCTGAATCGAATTCTTATCCTTTATGTCACCGGCTTCAATATAATCAATGTTTGTCGACTTTGTAATGTAATCCTGAGGATATCCATCACGAAACACCTTCTGCTTGAAATCGACTACTCCGTTGTTAAAACATAACAACTGCTTGTTCGTATCCATATTCTTCACGAAATCGCTGTCGAAGAACAGCTCCATCGACTCACGAACAATATTGTTCTTGTCAGCAGTTTTCTTCAACTTTGCCATAATAACGGAAATGCAATTGAGCTTCTTTCGAATCATCTCAGCCCTCGTGTCAGTCGACTCATATTTGTGAAACTCACATGACATATCTTCATACCTCTTTGAGAATAGCATATACATCTCGCTGGAAATCGCCATTCGCAAGGAAATCCCCTTATCAGGTTCCCATCTGTGGTTCTTGAATACATACCACGAACCCTGTTTCTGAGTAAAACTCACACACACATATTTATCCTTGAACATCTGTTTCATCACCTGAGCGATATCCCACTCAGCACCTGACATAATCGCAATATCCATGAAGTGATTGATGGTTGTCATCTTCACATTCTGATACTCCTCAAATGCATCCTGCTTCGCCCAGAACAAGATTGAGTTTCTGGTCACACCAGGCCCCGACGTGTAATTATTGAAATATTTCTTCCATTGATTGTACATATTAGGAATTTCATTAAAATCAAAATCTGTCGCCTTGCTTCGCAACATAATCCATGACAAGAATAATCTGTCGTCTGTTCTCTTAAGTGCAAATGCCACCTGGCGATTCAGAAGATGCGAACCAGGTTCGTAATACTTTTCTGGCAATATCTGCGTGTACTGGTGTGTTTCCTTAACATAATACTCCTCAGGCTTCAACTGACTCAAAATATGATTCATTGCCCTATCGAGACGCTCATGGCTATTTATATCGTTCAGTGAAATTGATTCGTCTGATCCACCATCAGATGTGTCATCTGTAAGCAGCAATAGATTCACCTTTGTTCGACTAATAGGTCGCTTCATCTTGTGTGTCTTCAGCTCGGTTCGCTTTTTATAATCCCCGAGTATTCCAGGGTTTTTCTCGAATCCTGGGTTCGAATCATTTTTTACAGAAACCTTGAAGAAATCTTGCTTCGCGTTAAAAGTAGTCAACGGCCGCTCGTTCATCATGAACTCATTATCTGACTTGTCGAGCTTGATCTGATAAGAACGTGTCATTTCATACGCCTCATTTCCAGGCTTACGCGAGCCATATAGCTGCCAGTTCGTAACACCCTTACTGATACCATCATCTAAAACGGAATCCCAAGAGTTAGTAAGCGGCAAATCCCAAATATCAGGAAGTTTCATAAGAATTTTTTCGCGCAGCATAATTTGTAGGATGTGATCCGATTTAATGCATATCATCATATGGATTCCATCCTTAGTCAGCTGTTTCTCAACAACTCGATTAACGTTCGGTTTTTCGAACACAAAAATATCAAATGGTTCATCAGTAAATGTATACAAAGACTTCAACTCCTCAAGATATAGCAACACCATGTCCTGGATATTTTCTCCAGTATGCTGTCTCTTTTCAACATCAATAGAATATCTGAAATCAAAATCGACACAAATTGGGCCGTCCAGTTCCAGTTGTTTCTCTGTCAAATATTCCTTCTTCTTATGAACGAATACTGCTTCACAATAGAGCTTATTGAAGATCGGCAACTCCTCCTTTGAAATCACAAAAGAACCACCATGAATATTTAATTCTTTGTCAGGTATTCTCGTGTGAGTTGCAACCGCACCTTGTTGCGTTTGATGTTTTGCTAAAAACTCGTTAAGGTCTTTGTATTGAGCCATTTTTTTAGTATATTGTAAACAGATAATTTTATCTCATTTTTTTATATTTATGATTCTACTTAGAAACATTTGTGTCTAATTATAAAATGACTAGCATCACAATTACGAGAGAAACTATATCACGGATTTTGAAGGATGTAAAACAGATCATTAACAGCCCATTAACCGAGAATGGTATTTATTACTCACACGATGATTCGGATATGTTAAAAGGTTACGCATTGATTATTGGTCCTAGTGATACTCCTTATTTTGGAGGGAATTATTTTTTTGAATTTGATTACCCACCCGATTATCCGCATAGTCCACCCGTGGTAAAGTACTGGACGAATGGTAACCAGATCCGTTTCAACCCAAATCTTTACAAGTGTGGAAAAGTATGTGTCTCCCTTCTCAATACTTGGCGAGGTGATCAGTGGTCTTCATGTCAAACCATATCATCGGTTCTTCTTACACTTTGCACTCTGTTGTGTAGTGATCCTTTGCTGAATGAACCAGGGGTTACAAATACGCATTCTGATTTGAAAAACTACACTGATATCATTGAATATTCTAATTTTAATATTGCGATTTGTAATATTGTTGACAAAAAAGAGGGGTATTATGTACCATTTTTTGACTTGTTTTATTATCATGTAAGAAACAACTTTTTGAAAAACTATGATGCAATTATTGCAAATGCCAAACAACTAAAGGATACGACATACAAAACCAAGACTATTGTCAAGACTGGTATCTATAATATGAATGTTGAAATAAACTATGATCTCATCATTGATAAATTAACTTCACTTAAGAAAAAAATTGATTTAGAATTATAAATTTATAATAATATAAACATATAAAATGCATTTCTGCGGCAATTGCAACAACATGTATTACATCCGCATCGATGAAGCGAATAGTAATAAGTTAATATACTATTGCAGGAATTGTCAGAATACTGACGAATCTCTCGCGGTTGAAAATGTTAATGTACTCAAAATGCAGGTCAAGCAAGAGGAGCAATCTTTCAAACATATCATTAACCAGTACACAAAATTAGATCCAACGTTGCCGAGGTGCGACAATATCATGTGTCCTAATAAGGAATGTCTCACTAACACAAAAAACAAACCGCGCGAGATTATTTATTTGAGATATGATGATAAGAATATGAAGTACGTATATTTGTGTTCGGAGTGTGATTTCGCCTGGAAAACTAGTGACAAAGTTTAAGGATGTTTTAAAAAGAATTGTTGATTAGTAATTTATATTTTTATATCTGTATTTTTTTCTTCGTTATCAAGCTCGTCAAACGTTTCGACTACTCTAACGATTAAAGGCGTTACACTAGGAGAACATAGTTTAACGTTTCGCTCATGTTTGTTTATTTCTGTACTTTCTAACGCATCAAATGCAGACTTGATATGTCCTCTGTAAAATGGTTCAATTATCTGGATAGGATTTGCTAATCGCAACTTGCTATTTGATATATTATGGGATGGAACAAGAAACAAACACGATGGGCTGCTATTATTTTTTGTAATTTTTGTTGCCGAACAAATAACGTCATAATCGACTTTTATTGGTCTTTCGCAAAGTGCCGTATCCATCCTTTTCGGAGTGAACAATTCAAAATCATAAATATCTACATCCTTATGATTAACAATATTTATATTGTGCTTCTTTGCAGCATGTATGTATATATTGGTCAGACTCAGTTTGTCATGTAAACTATTCACGTATAATTTAACAAGTGTTATTTCTCTATATTTTTTTAACACTTTAGAAATTGGCAGCATTCTTATATAACACTATATATTTTATATTAATTTTATTTTGAACTTTGTTATTAAGTAATCAAAAAAATGATATGTAAATATATTATTATATTATAAGTAATATAGTAAAATGACAGAATACGATAGTGACATCGAACTTGATAACAATGAGGATAGTGATAACAGCGACAATGAAAGTATCAATGATGAAGTTGATGTTGATGTTGACGAAGTGAATGATGTTAACGCGAATGTAGACGATGATGATGATGGTTCCGTTATGTCTGACGCTGATCAGGACGACCTATCTGATATTGAAAACGACGGAGAAGGAGAAGGAAATGGTGATAAGGCTAAAATAGTTGTGGAGGCTAAGAAAAAGAAACCCGTTATTATTAACTATGATGATGACGATGAAGATAGTGACGACGATGATGTTAATTATCTGCAGAAGTTTGATTTAGACGTGAATACAAATTATGTTTCAGATTATCATCCTGAGTGTCAGGTTCCTAACTTTGATGAGATTTCGAAACTTGCTGTAGTTGTTAGAGATGATTACAACACTATTATCGATCCGTTACATAGGACGATCCCTTACCTTACAAAATACGAGAGAGCAAGAATTTTAGGTCAACGCGCAAAACAAATTGAATCTGGTTCTGAGCCATTTATTAATATTCCCGAATCTGTTATTGATGGTCACATCATAGCTGAGTTGGAACTACAACAGAAACGCATTCCATTTATTATCCGACGCCCTATTCCAGATGGGAGCTTTGAATATTGGCATGTACGAGATCTAGAAAACATTTCATTTTAAACAAGTTATTATAATTAGTTACAATAGAACCGAATATTTTTTATATTTATTACATTATAATTAGACATTTAAATTATAATGTTATATTAATGACAACAATCGTCTCGGCATTTTTATCAAATGTAAATACTCGCAGACCAGTAGAAGAATATATAGAGTTTGGTAAACATTTTTTACTTGCTGATGTGAATAAGGTCATATTTATAGATGAAACCATATATGATTCAGTTTCTATATACGAAAATGAAAAAACAAGGTTTATAAAGATAAACAAACAAACAATTTATTTATATGCTTATATTGATAAGATAATAAATTTTTCACTTTGCGGAGCAGACAACACTAAGGATACACTAGATTATATTATAATCATGTGCAATAAAACCGAATGGATAAAAGAGGCAATAGAGTTAGATTTATATAAGACTGATCAATTTGTATGGGTTGATTTTGGAATAAGATATGTTTTCAATTGTAGTGATGATGAATATCGCAGCAAAATAGAGTCTCTTGGTTTTAAAACATATGATAATGTACGTATTGCAAGTATATGGGATTTGAATACACAATCGAACAAGGATTGTTATACAAATATCATGTGGTATTTTGCAGGAGGTGTTTTTGGAGGTAAAAAAGACAAACTATTGTTATTTGCCGAACTTATGAGAAAACGATGTTTAGATATCATCGAAAATAAAGGGACTTTGATGTGGGAAGTAAATGTTTGGTATTTAATTTATCAAGAAAACATCGGGTTGTTTGATACTTATTATGGTAATCATAACAATAGTATAATTGATAATTATTAGATGATATGGTGATTACTTACTTATCAAGATTATATTTATCTACAAATATAGATCATATACAATCTGTCATTACGAAATAATTTACTTTATATATGCTGATTGGTCATTTTATGGTATTTGACCCCCACCTCATCCACCTTTCATTGTATATTTATTTTTTCTTGATTTACTCTGCTTAAAATTATACTTACCTTTCTTGTATGACTTATTGTAACGTGCTTTTCTAGTTTTCTTTCCCGAACTTGTCTTTCCAAATAATATATGAAATAGATTCATTTTATATATTATGTAAATATTATTGTTTTTTATTTGATTGTTTATTCTTCTTTACTTTCTTCCTTATGGGTCAAATCGTCTTTACTTTCAGTTTCACTTTCGACCTTAAGATCGTCTATATTAAACTTTTTAACAATATCATGTTTCACATTTTGAATCTGTAACGCGTGCATTGCGTAATAAGGAGCAGATGCAATGTTATTCATATACGTGCGATAGGTAAGTCTAGATATACTCGTATTCTTTTCCAACTTTATACTATACCACCAAAAAGCAGGTATAAATAAAACTTTACCCTTTGTAAGAGTAAACTCTAAACACTTTATCTTATCAAAATCCGCCTTATACTTCGGTTCTACATTCCATGGATTAATGGATGAACTAAACTCAAAGTTATCATAGTCGTATTTGGGAAATAAGTAGCGAATGCTGTGAGGCGGTGACAGCTTAATCTGAGCCGAACCCTCTGTCAAAATAAGATAGTTTCTGTAATCGATGCCATACTTAAATGGCGTCGTAACTTTATCACTTCCTGATATAATATCATAATCACAATTTGAAACCATATATGGTCTAAAAAATTCATCGTTGTATTGCATGTTTTTTATAACACCTGTTTCTTTCAAGAAATCCATGTTGTTTTCTGATAAGTAAGTACATGATTTGTCTTCATCAAACAGACTGAACGCCGACTTTATCGGTAAAGGCATGTAGCGCTCGGCATCTGGATCAATTGATTTTACATTACGAATCTTTATTTCAAAAGCCCCATAATTGTTAAGAAGATAAGACTTGTTAGTTGTTTCGTTTATCTTTGTTGTATCGGTTTCAAATAATACAGGTTGTCGCAAATCACAAATCTCTTCTAATTTATCCTTTGATGTATGTTCAATTTCATACATCTCTAAATCGTTGCTGGTTTTTAGTTGGAAATGAATATGAAGATATATAAAGAGGACTACACAGAATATAAAAAATACCATTATGAACTTTGTCATAATTAATAAAACTAATATTTATTTATTCGTATTACGAATTAAGCATTAGAAATCTCCAATTTGATTGTTTCAGCAACATCGGCTGAACTAATCTCTGGGTTGTCAATCGGTACCTCATTATCCAATTGAATGCTTTTCTCGATCTCTGCAAACGCCAAGTCAATGTCCGCAAATTTATCGTTTGTTTCTCTAGTCAATGTTTCAAATTTAGCATCAAACTCGCGCCTAAGAGAGTCAAATGTCTGCTCCTGGGTTGCCTCTAGCTTGTCAAGTCTATCTATAATGTCTTCGAGTACGGCGTTGTCGACGATGCAAGAATTATCTGGAACCTGTAATTGTTGTTGGGATGACGTCATCTGCTCCAGTCTTGAAATACGCCTAGTAACAATGTTAATGGCATCCTGTACGGAGATCTTGGTTTGAACATCAGATGCGAATGCCTGGTTTCTTCCGTTCGAAGGAGTCTGAGGTTGAGGCTGATTCTGTTGACTGAAGGTTGGAGGTTTAGGGGGTTGATCTAATGCACGCCTACTTCTTGCTGCTGCGATGGATCTTGAACTGCTCATTTATAAGACTCCATAATATGTTCCTAAATATTTAACGCAAATCAAGATTGTTTATTATCTCATACGGAACATTTTTATATTCTTGTTCAATATTATGGAGAACAATTCTGAAAATAAAAATTTTATTAAGCATGTATTTAATTTCGAAGATGATTCCAAGTCGGAAATTTTAAATATTCTTCAGTATGCCCTTATTGCGATTATACCGGTTGTTTTATTGAATAAGACAATGGCAAAGTATGTTCCAGAGGTCGATGAAAACAAGGGAAGTTTAGAGGTTTCTGCTGAAATTATTCTTCAAGTTACAATAATGTTTATTGGGTTGCTTCTGATCCATCGAATGATAACGTTTGTTCCTACGTACAGCGGTGTTAGATATCCTGAATTTAACATTATTTTCATAATTCTTTCTGTCTTGATGATCACGCTGAGTTTACAAACTAGATTAGGTGAGAAAGTCAGTGTTTTGTTTGATCGTGTTGTTGAGTTATGGGATGGTTCCAGCAAGGACAAGAAACCCAAGAAGAAATCAAATGTGAGGGTGTCTCAACCTATCTCGGGACAGCAATCGGGTCAGCCTCAGTTTAACGATGGTACCTCGATAATGGCTCTACCCACTAACCCGTCACAGCAACCTCAGCAGCAAACCAATTACAATGGGATGTATCAACAGGATAATACTCCCCTTGTTGGCGCTAATGCTCCTGCTACAGAGATGTATAATGAGCCAGTAGCTGCCAATGCTGGTTTCGGTGGTTTCAGTAGTTGGTAATTATTTTTATAACATAACACGTAAATTGTTATAAAAATAATATAATAGATATATTCAGATGCAAATACCATCTAAATCATTTGAGGCAATTGGATATTGCCTTTTAAGTGTGAAATCAAACGATAACAAATATAGTATTTCTGAGATTGATGTGTCGGGTATGTCTGATACTACTTCTGATACTATGTCTGATAGTAGTTCAAATGTACTTTCTATCTCTCATGCTTCTTCAGCCATAGACTTGGATCTCAGTGTTTCAGGTATAGACTTGGATCTCAGTGTTTCAGGTATAGACTTCGATATTGATATTTCGGACATTGATATTTCGGACATTGATACTTTTTATATCGAAAAAAAACAATTGCCTAATGTAATCATCGAGATACACGAAGAAAAAAATATGATTTATCATTTAGATTTTTGCGAGTTTTTTCGTGTTGTGTCCACAATAATAGAATTGTTTGTTTTTGAAGAAGCGTCTTATTTGTTTGATATATTCGGTTAGTTCTGCTTCCACCTGTGATCGCATTCTAAGCACGTGATAAAGGTTGTCATCGGCTCATCAGCAGAACGAATCTGCATCTGATAATATGTACACTTATTCTTATGACACTTACGACAGGTAAATGTATCGGTTGCGGCCTCAATGTTTTTCTCAAATTTATTCTTGTCCTTTATACTCTTCTTTATTAGAAGCTCCTTCCATCGCTTTGGTTGCATTTCCTGGTGCGTCATGAACGCAACTTTGTGTGGTTTGATACTTCCGCTAGTGATTTCCTCAATCAACTCTGGACTCAGATTCAACATGATAGATCGCAAACGATTTGTGTATAAATGAACAAAGTTTGGGTTGTCCCATTTCTTGACAATCTTTCGTATGTCGGCCTCCTTCAACGCATAATTATAAATACCCTTTTCTAGATTCAAACTCAACTTATCATCCTTCAATGTCTCGTTCAACTTTGAAGTGATGTTGGCGCGAAACACGTCGGGTTTTTCAATTGTATGTAACATGATTAGTTTATAATTTGTTTATCTTTCTAAATCATAATCATTTTTTTATTCATCGCTCTCATAGTCATATGATTCCTCGCTCAATTCCGATCCGATATCTTCTATAACCGCATCGTCATCTTCGTCTTCATCCTCCGAATTCGTTGTATTGAATTCACTCTCACTTGTGGTCTCATCTTCACCCAACTCTTCTTCGCCTTCTTCGCTGACAACAAAACCATCCTTCAAATATCCCTCCTTGGTTTTCTTCTCCTTTGGGACATTCGCTAGTTCATCAATCTCTTGCTCGTCTTCAAGCGCGGTAGCAGCGAGATCTTCGAAACCTCCAAAAAGCTTCTCATACAATGTGTTCCAAAGATCTGTATTCAAGTTTACATATTCTTGCTTATCATTTTGAGCGATAATGGCACAGCTTCCAAAAAACAAATGATTGTCTATCGGTGGCGGAAAATCATACTTGTTCTCATTGTTTGCCCTTCCATTCATCTTTGCGTATACTGATACAACATACTTACGACCCTTTGTCTTGAGTTTCCATTCAACCTGCTTCTCAAAGTCGTCTTTCTTCTTTAGGCCACACTTTTTAAAAAGGTCTTCTTCTTTGAAATCTTTCACAGACGTTGTTTTCAAAGACCCTGATTTGTCAACAATTACAATATCTATATTGGACATTGTATTTTATTAATAAATGGGTTTAAACCCTTTTCGAGAATGTTTATAATGCGTGTCTACGTAAACAATGCAAAGATACTTGATAATATTACATCGTCTTGTCTAGAATTGGCGACACAGGATGTGTGTGAGATTTTCTCTCCAGAAGGTTTGTTTGTAGTTGATGGAACAGGATTATATAAATGTAAAATAACAGATGGGTCTGTTGTTACAAATGAAAACTTTACACTTGATAATTCGAGTGTAGAGAGAACAGAATGCAGCATGTTACCGATAGATCATATTGTCGTACCTATGAAACAGACTACTTACAAGTTTATTAGTAAACAGAAATCAAATAAAAAGAATACGATCCATTTGATAGTTGAAAAGGATCAGCAGGGTAAAACCATCAATAGTTATTTTGATGGGTTTTCCGAAGAATTCAATGTGTATTTATAGGGGATAAAGTAATATATTATTATTATATGTTTTTATTTGTAGTTCAATCGACAATATTATCCGTCATCTTCATTTATATTGCACACAGCCTCTTTTTATATTTTCGAGATACTATGACTGTTCCAAAAATAAAGGATTTAGTAAATGCACCATCTAAACAATATATGGATATGTATGGTATCATCTCTAAACACAAGGATTATGATGACGATGACGCATACGATACGGGTCGTGAAGATGCGCGACAAATTGTTAGTGCGGATATGAAAAACGAACTGACTGACTTCTTTAAGAAGAAAGTGAGAGATGCACGGGATTCGACGTATATTTCAGAGTTATAATTATTGAGAAGAACAAGTGAATTATATTAATAATCTTCATATATTATAACATAATATATGGCAGGAATGACCCCAGCTGAATTTGATAAATTAAAGGAATTTGCAGAAAGGTTTGCTCGAAAACTAATTGTTGAAGACCCAAATTTTAAAGTAAGTATGGTTGAGTTTGGACCAGTAGAGGGGGGGAATGATGGTGATTTTTGGTTTCGTTTTATAGATGTCGAGGGAGGAATGACAGACTTTTTTTATGCAAATATTTATCATGATGATGATGGACGCGTTGATGAAGCTTTTCAGGATCTCCATCCCTTACAAAAAAAAGATCGTTATAATTATCATAAAGATTTGTTAGAAAAATATGATGTGAGATTTCCAACAGAAGTATTAGACGAAACGACTGCTTTAGAAAAGGTCAGTGATGATAGTCTCAAAATGCAAGAAGCAGGTTTGGCACGAGTTGGTTGGTTGACAATAGATATTCCAAAAGAGGAAGACTCAAAGAATAAAGAAAGTAAACAGCCAAGAGATAGTACCATGACCAGTATTCAATTTGGTGAAGGGGTTCGATATGTTACAATGTCAGAATTAATGAAAGGAAGAGTATTGGAAACTCCAAATGGTTTTTCATACGATAATGGTTGTAATGCTGAAGCTATGAAAGCTTTTTTGAGAGGTCTTCATGGAGTCGATCCTAAAGAAAAAATTTCACTAGCACAGATGTACGACGTAGGTTCTTGTGCTACACGCGATGATCAATTAACTAGTCCTCCTTATGTATTTTTAAGAACAGGGATGATGCTTTTTATTACACAAACAGATAATAACCCTTTTGTTTTAATTACAACAGGGGGTATATCTGATGGTAAATACACATCAATAACCCATTTTTTATTTGGAGAAGAAGGTAGTAAACCCGAATGGAATTCAGTTTTACGTAAAGATTTAAACCCAAATATTAAACCAGTCGCTACTGGAATTGATTTAATAAAAGGATCACTATCAGCACTTCCCAGTAAGATGAATTCGATCCAGCGTTATCTTTTTAAATTTAAAGCCGACTTATTATTATTATTAGAAAAGGCAGCTGTTTCACATGATGCGTTAGCGATATACGCTCTTCAGATGAACCTAAGAGGTTTTATAGATTTTGTATCTTTGCAAATTGATGAACTACGTGCGGATCAGAGACCAATTGGTATGACAAGAAACAACATGAAAAAAAACAATGATCATGATGCTTCAAGATTTGACGTCGTAACCACTTTTTTTCGAAAGAGTCAATTAAGAGACAAAATAATTGGATTTTACGAAAATGTTGACAATTTTCTTAGTGATTTAAAATCAAATGGCTTTAAACTTAAAACACCGCTGTCTGACCTTATTAAATTCCTTAATATACGCTTCGATCACGATGATAAAACTCTTGATAAAAAAGACACAGAAGTTTTAAACAATTTTATAAATGATGATGATGATGGATCGTTCGATTATAATGGTTTTTTTAAATTTTTAAACAATAAGCCTTCAAATCAGATTAGAATTGGTTTAATATTGCCTTTTAAATCAAACCCAGAAGATGCTCTTAAAATACAACAAGCCGCAGAATTAAAAGAATTAACAAAATTAAAACTTCTTGCTCAAGAAGATGAAAAATATTTAAAACAATCACTTCTTAACGAGTTACAAGAAACTATTACCTTTATAGAAGGCGGCACGCTAATTCATTCATCGCGTCTAAGAGCTAACTATTATAATAACGGGATAGATGAACATATTGAGGCCTTAGAAGCTCTTGAAAATAACCAAATTTTACGAGAAGATATTAGAGGATATCTTTCACGAATTCTTTACTTAATACGAAATGATATTCCAAACATTAGCAAAGATAATGTCTTTGAAGAAGCACTTGGGTTATTAAAAGAGGCTTTTGGTAATTTGTCTCAAGATGGTGTCACATTTGCCATTCCTCCAATAACCCCTAGTACTTCATCTTCGTCATCATTATCAGCTTCGTCTTCGTCTTCGTCTTCGTCTTCGTCTTCGTCTTCGTCTGTACCACAAACTACATATTCAGACGAAAAAAAGAAATCTATTCAAAGATTTATTAACAGAGTTTTAAAGCTTAAAAAATGTTTTCTTGAAGATGAAAAGGAATATATAATAGAAACTTTAAAATCAATTCGTACACGAATGAAAGATCCAGATGTAATATTAGACGAGACTGAGTATGATAAAATTTTCGAAGAGATAGACAGGTTAATAGATAATTCATTACAAGATTTGGATGAAAGGATTAAAGATTTAAAATTACAACTAAAAAAAGAACCCAATTCTAAGGAATTACAATTCGAGCTAGATAATAATGAGAATAATGCTGGAAATTTAGCAGATGCAATCTTCTCACCAGGTTCATCACAACCTTCACAAGGTTCATCAGAAGGTTCACCAGCTTCATCACAACCTTCACCAGGTTCATCAGAAGGTTCACCAGGTTCATCACGACCTTCACAACCACATTCACCCCCACCAACTTTTTTACTATATTCACCACAACCAGCACCAGCACCAGCATCACCACAAGTAACAGAACCAGTAACAGGTGAAAAGAGGTCAAGACTTCAGAGACTGACAGCCGAAGCACAGAGAATGACAGCCGAAGCAGCAAAATATTTAAGTTCTATTGGTAAGGACAACGGCAAGGGCAAAGGCAGCGGCAAAGGCAACGACAAAGGCAAGGGCAAAGGCAACGGCAAACTAGGAGGTAGCAGAAGACTTCTACGTCCTAAAAAGAATAATACGCGAAAGATTATCCGTGTCAAAAAGACAGAAAAGAGAAAACAAATACAAGGTTTGCGTAAAAGTAGAAAACGGAAATGATTTTGTCTTGGTAACACCTTTGCCTACAAAATCATTATCTGTTGATTAATTAATATATAAACAACCACATAAAGACATGGCGACATATTTTAATATACAATGTTATCTAATTTCCCGACCGACCTAAAACTTTCTTATGATAATTCATCTCATAAGAAAGTTTATAATTCTGATATGCTCGTCGCTATACCCGATGGTGCCAAGTGTTTCGCCTGGTTTACAATCGTAGACAATGAAGAGACGTGCCTTATCATTGACCAGGCAAATATGACATGGCGTAAGTTTTCGTGTTGTTTCGACAAGGAGCTCGCACGTAATCAGACAATTTTTCATGGCGTCGTATTTACTCATTTGAACGCAACGTTCTTTTCGTGCGAGGATGTGTTATTCTACAAAGGACGCGATGTATCCAGGTTCACGTGGCTAGATAAACTAGACCTGTTTACAATCATTTTCAAGGAGGATATTAAACAGGTTTCCTACAATTCAAAGTTTATAGTGTTTGCTATGCCGCTTATGGCGACGGATTTCAACTCGCTCATCTCGCAAATTTACAAAGTGAATTATAAAGTGACATCCATCCAATTTAAAAAGTTCCAGAGTATCGGCCATTATACGAGCAGTCCATTTTATTACAAGGCTGGATCTAACCACCCATGTGCGTCAGGATCGCAACAGCCACAACAAAACCCACAGCAAAATCGCATTGTTAAAAGTATACAAAATCATCACCAAGAAACCAGACAACATAATGGTAAGCAACAACACACAGAACCTCGTAAAAACGGAGACCGACCTTACCCACCCACATCAAAGGAGGTCGTTTTTAAAGTGAAGGCGGATGTACAGACGGATGTCTATCATTTGTATGGTCATGACGACGTATTGTTTGATACGTGTTGTATTCCAACATATAATGCGAGTGTAATGATGAATGGTATTTTCAGGACAATAAAAGAAAACAACAATCTGGATGCACTTGAGGAGAGTGATGACGAAGATGAGTTTGAGAATGATAAGATTGACAAGTATGTTGATCTTAGTAAGAGTTGCAATTTTGTATGTGTTTACAATAGTAAGTTTAAAAAGTGGACACCTGTTCGCATCGCTGATATTAAAACGCCGCTTGTAGATACAAAGACTTTGCGACAGAGAGCCTGATTAATGTATTATAGAGTTGACTAAAATATTTATTTGTGTCTTCTAGACTTTCTAGACTTCTTTATCTTTTTATATTTATTTGTAGATTTTTTATACTTTTTAGAATGCTTAGACTTCTTAGTATTTTTTTTTCCTCCAAGTTTGACCCTTCCTTTGTTACTCTCGTCTCTTAACTCGCATTTTTCTTCATCGGTAATAGGAAAAGAACCTAGTGTGTCATTGCACGTGAAATCAATAATTACTATACGCGAAACAGGGTCTTCCTGCATAATGAGAGTTTCAATAAGGTCAGATAAGATTACACCAGGATTATCACCTGCTAATTCATCATATAAATCAATTGTACTGCTCGAATTAAATAGTAATATCTTGTCTGAATAAATGGCATCTCCAGAGCTGGCAGCTTCATCTGATATACCACCTAAAGTATATGCTTTGTCTGTTAGTTCGTCACCAGCATCATATGCATTTATAATATGACCTAAGTGAGCATTATGACAAAAATACAACATTTCTTTATCAATTTCCTTCTTGCTTTTACTCCATTCATCAATATCATCTTGAGTTACATGTTCTATCGAACGTTTGTGATAATCCTTGTATTTATATGTTATAGATTCTAATGTTGATACTATTTCTTCATCTGTCATTGTATCCCAATTAAGTTGTCTAGTGTCAAATTCTTTAATAAGATGGTCAATATTAAATAGTATTGTTTTATCGTTTACAATATTACATACACCAAAAGCCACGGCTGAATATTTTATAATTTTCACTGGAGTTACAAAATTTTCAGGTATTACTTCACCACTATCCGCTCTTTTTGTTAAAACAGCACCATGTGTTGTTATTGCTATCACAATCGTTTCGCCCTTATCAGGAGATGGACCTTTCAACGATGACATTATATTATATATAGAAAAAATACATACGTTTGTGTCCAAGTAGTAGAAGTAAAAACACTAAATTACTCGCCATACATAACGCAACCTCTAGTATTTAGATGGTCTAGCAAATAAAACAATCCTCTTGTATTATATGTCAGAAGACACTATCAAAACTTCTATTGAACCACCGCCACTCAAAAAACAAAAATTTCACTTGATTGCTCAGCAATATAAAAGTAGAAAAACCAAACGACAAATTAGATTGATGAAGAAAACAATTTCTAATCGATATTCAAAAAGTAGAAAAAATTATAATGGGTTATTATAGAACAATTATGAATACAATTACAGAACGAATGTTGCTCTTTCTAGTCGGTTGCATCGGAACTCGTTCGTTGTTGGTTTTGTTATGTAAAAATCTTCCTCTCGACATTCTGCCTTTTGCTGGATACATTGCTTTGCTACCAGCATTCGGATTCGCATATTTGTATTTGACTGGTTGGCGAAAAAAAGGGTTATTCGGACAAGAAGTATGGTGGGACAACTTACGCCCCGTTCATTCCTTGTTGTATTTTTCATTCGCAATCAGTGCTATTCAAAAGAATAAAAGGGCTTGGGTATTTTTATTATTTGACGTCTTGTTAGGTCTGGCGAGTTTTTTGATTTATCATTTTAGTAATGGGGATTTCAAGAAAATTATTTTTTAGAAAAAACAATATAGAAAAATGTCACGTGTAAATACATTATGGGGACCGAAGATGTTGTCATTGGAATCGATCTTGGAACTACAAACTCTTGTGTTGGTGTTATGAAAGACGGGATCCTTGAGATTATCGCAAACAGCCAGGGGTCACGCACCACTCCCTCATGGGTTGCATTCACCGAGACTGATAGGCTGATCGGTGAGGCAGCAAAGAACCAGGTCACTGGTAATCTAAAGAATACAATTTATGATGTCAAGCGTCTGATCGGAAGAAAGTTCAGCGACCCTGATGTCAAGAAGGAGATGGAGACTCTTTCCTACAAGGTTATCGCAGGAAGCAATGACTCGTGTGAAGTCGTTGTAACTATTGGCGGCGAGGAGAAGCGATTTACTCCTGAGCAGATCAGCTCGATGATTCTCGTTTACATGAAGGAGACTGCGGAGGCATTTTTGGGACACAAGGTTACTCGTGCCGTTATTACTGTTCCCGCTTATTTCAACGATGCTCAGCGCCAGGCGACCAAGGACGCTGGAATCATTGCTGGGCTCAAGGTCGAGCGTGTTATCAACGAGCCTACTGCTGCCGCCCTTGCCTATGGTCTCAGCATGGATACGAGATCAGAGAAGAATGTTTTGATCTTTGACTGCGGAGGCGGGACGCACGATGTTACTGTTCTCCAGGTGTGCGATGGTGTTTTTGAGGTAAAGGCGACGGCTGGCGACACTCACCTCGGAGGAGAGGATATCGATTTGAAGATTGTCGATTATTTGAAGGAGGAGTTCCGAAAGAAGCACAAGAAGACGATTGACAACCAGCGATCTTTGCGTAGACTGCGTACTGCAGCGGAGCATGCGAAGAGGACACTGAGTACGTCTACCAGTGCGGTTGTTGAGATTGACAGCCTCTTTGAGTCACTTGATTTTAACGCCGTTCTGACTCGTGCCAAGTTTGAGGATTTGTGTGTTGATTTCTTTAAGAAGGCGATGGACCCAGTTACCAAGGTTCTCACGGATTCTGGTATCAGCAAGAACAGCATTAACGAGATTGTTCTTGTCGGAGGAACTACGCGTATTCCCAAGATCCAGGAAAAGCTCCGCGAGTATTTCAATGGCAAGGAGTTGTGTCGCTCGGTGAATCCAGATGAGTGTGTTGCTTATGGTGCGGCTGTTCAAGGTGATGTTTTGGGTGGTGGAACTACTGCCAAGACGAAGAACATTCTGCTCCTCGATGTGATTCCTTTGAGTTTGGGAATTGAGACGGCTGGAAACGTGATGACTGTGTTGATTCCCAGGAACACTACGATTCCCACCAAGAAGGAGCAGGTCTTCTCCACGTATGCGGACAATCAGCCTGGTGCTAACATTTGCGTGTTTGAGGGCGAGCGTCAGTTCACCAAGGACAACAACAAGTTGGGTGAGTTTACGTTGAATGGAATCCCTCCCGCTCCCAGGGGAGTTCCGCAGATCAAGGTGACTTATGATATCAATGCAGATGGTATTTTGGTTGTCAGTGCAAAGGTGGGTGATGGGCAGGGGAAGTCGCTCACGATTCAGAAGGATAAGGGTCGTTTGAATCCTGATGATATCGAGCGAATGATCAAGGAGGCTGATAAGTTCAAGGAGGAGGATGCTAAGCGCAAGAAGGTGTTTGACGCCAAGAATTCTTACGAGAATACGTTGTATAGTTCCAAGAATATGCTGGATGGGGATGAGTACAAGGAGATGTCTG